AACTGCTCTGGTATAAAACTTATTAAATTATCCATCTCTTATCCTCCTAATTAATTAAAATATTCCTCTTTGAACTGCAAATATAAAGAACCCTACAAGTGTTGTAATCATTGTACCAATTAGCCATTTGAGCATACTTGTAAGTGAGTTTAGATTCTCACACAATGCTTTTAACTCTGCTTTAGACTCTATATTTGCTATTTTTAATTCGTCTATTTCTTCTCCATGTTTATTTATTCTTGTTTCATGTCTTTTTAAATCTGCTTCGAAAAGTTCTTCATTCATGAAAACCTCCTAATTTTTGAATTAAAAAAGACTATACTATATAGTCCTCTCCTGTTATTTCTTTATATTCACTTGCTGTTATCTTATTCTTTTCTACTGCTGTTTTAACTTGCTCTTTAGTCCAGTTGCCATTCTTATAAAAATCTGTTATTATCTTATACCAATTCATACTATATCACCCCATTACTCATTAATTGAAATGTTAAATCTGCTATTGTTTGCTCTGTAGAATTTACTTTATTAATTAAGATTTCTTTTTCAAGTTCTTCCCCACTTTTTGCTATTAATTTATATTTGTAGTATGTTTCTTTTGTTAATTCATTTACATATAAAGTGGAGTAATATCCTTCTCTAAGTTCTTCTTGCATAATATTATCTACCAGTATTCCTTGTTCTAATTCCTTACTAGACAAATCAGAAGGCATGTAGTTTATCAAGCCTACTTTTTTTATATTTATATCATCTGTATTACTTAAATTACCTAAAAAAATCAATTAAAACATCTCCCTTTTCACATAGAATTTTTTTGTTGATGCCAACCTTGCTATAGTTTTATCATCAATATTACCATTCACATAAATATTATAATTTTTATAAATTACATTTGGAGAACCATATCCCTCAAATTCATATGAGTTTAGTTCATTTAAATTGCTTGAAAACTTTACTATTTTTGCATGTTCATATTCACGTAGACCCTTTGTTGCATAAATATAATTATTATTATTATCTAATCCCACTAAGTTTCCATATTTGCTGTCAGACAATTTTATTTGTAAACTTAAGTTTGAAGTATATTTATTAAAATAACCTTCTCCTGGATAACCCATAACTCCCCTATTACACGATACATAAACTCCATTATTTAACAACATAATTTTACGTCCTGCATTACTATCACGTAAAATTGCTGATGCAATTTTCTGAGTTAAATTATGATTTAATAAATATATAGATGCTATGTCAGAACTATCTTGTACTAATACATATATACCTGTACTATTTACTTTTATATTTCCACTTGTTGAAAAACTTTTTATAGAAAGAGAAGCACAATCTTTAGTTAAGTTTATACTAAATAAATTTGAAGAAGCATTAATTAGTATCATAGTAGCTGTACTACTCTTATAACAATATAAAATATTATTATAAAAACACATATCATTAACAAAATTATTAGCTATAGTTTTATTAATAGTTCCAGTAGTTTTATTAATTTGATATATGTTTTCTGCTGTAGAAGCATAAATATAATCTTCACTAATACAGAAACATTCAAAATTAGAATAACTTATTGAGAAAATAACATTAAAATTTAAATCTGTTTTTACTAATTTTGATGCTTTTAATACATAGATATAACTATCATCATAAAGAATGTTTAAAACATTTGTTGAGTCATTAAAATTTGCTTTTTTATCAACTATTGTAATTGCATTATCATATATGACTTTATTATCCTCTATTTCTTTTGTAGTATTTTCAAGAGTATCCATTATTTCTTTCAAACTACTATTTTCATTTAACTTTGCCATTATTAATTCTCCTTATAAAAACATATCTGTTAATGTATTTGCTATTGATATTCCTCTTGTCTTTTGACCATTTAATTCTGTATCTAATAAATTTTGCTTTATTGCTAATTCTTTTAAAGCATCTTCTACATTATCACTTGTAAAGTTATTCTCTGTATCTTCTATAGTTACATTCTTTGCTTCTAATACAAGATTTCTAACTTTATTAACTAACTCTTTAAAAGTCATTTAGTCACCTTCTTTCAATAAAAAAAAGAACCTACTACGCTGTTGGTTCTATTCCTTCTACTACTCCACTATGTTCTATAATGTAATTTTCAACTGCTGTCCTATAGTCTGTGTTAGTTACATCATCTAATTCAAATTCTCGATTTTTTAAAGGATTTAAGCCTCTACTTAAAATCCTCTCTGCTAATATTCTTACTACAACATTATTTATATTCATTATAATAATCCTCCTACCTTTTCATTTTCTGCAATTAGTAATTGATTTTCTAACTCTTGTATTCTCTTTTCTTCTTCGCTTAAATAGATTGGAATATCTTTTAAAATAAGTTCTTTTGTTATTGGATTTATAGATTCTATATACTGTTTACTATAGTCTATATTTCCGTATCCAACATCAATATAATGTAATTCTGTTATTGTATCATGCTCTAATATATCTCCTGTTGCTTCTCCTGTTTGGAATAATATTTTACCAGTTTGGTCGTAAATTATTCTATTTGCTCTATTCATTTTATCACCTCTTTTATATAAATTTTATAGCATGCCAATTGTACAAAGTATAAGACAAAGAAGGATTGTATGCAGGAATGTAAATGCCTTCATTATTCATATAAATATTTCCCTTATTATTTATATAGACTTGACCATTAGCAGTATATTTTTGATTTCCATATGTTTTGTCTAATAAAACCGTAACTGTAAAATCTTTATCACTAGAAATTGATGGTAACGAACAAACAGCAAAAACAAGATATTTAAGAAATTTAGTCGGGCTATTAAGTTTACATTCACATTCAGCAAAAAATACATTTGGAATAAAATTAAGACCTTTAATATTAAGCCAGTCAATAGGTTTTTGTGGATAATCTGGGTTGTACACACCAGTATCATATAAATAAGCAGTATCTGCTGCATTCATTTTTGTTGCAGCACTCCCTGACGCATATTTATATTTTGTATTTAATTGACTTATAGTATTATTAGCTTGTGTTAATTTGTTTGTTAAATCCTGTAAACTAGCGTCTCCACTATCAAAAGACTGCTTTATTTTCTCTGATAACTCTACTAGCGTATTATTTAAACTTGCTTCTATGTTCTTTAATGCTAAAGTGTTTACAATACTTGTTTTACCATTTCTAACTCCTTGCCCAATCTCTGTTAACTTAGTTGATATATCACTTAAACTAGCATTAGGTTGTAATGGCATTATATTCTTACTTATACTTATTACTTTTTCCTCTACTATATTTTCTGCATCTGTAGCAACTATTCTTAATGTGTGTATTACATTATCTGTAAGTTCATAGTTAATAGTTTTTTCTGAATACAAGTCTGTAGTAAAAGTATCTTTTAATACTTCATCTAAATACCATTCTATTTTTGTCAATTCACTGTATGTTTTTGTTACAGTAAACTTAGCTTGACTATCAGTCACTAATGACGTTGATATATTAATTCCCTTTTCTATTTTTTTAAAAGTAAAAATTCTATCAAAATTATCATATCCATCATTTAATTGTATTTTTAGTTTGTGATTTCCATCTATGGATAAAGAGTTTAGTTGACTATCTGTTACTGTTGCTGTTAAAGTTGAATTTTGTACAACAGGAGTAATGTTTTGTATTAATTTATCATCAAGATAAACACGCACTGTCAAATTAACATCTGGAGTATCATCACTTACAGTAAAATCTACACTAAATCCTTTTCTTTTATTCCCAAGTGAAGTATCTAAACCAGATATTACTGGTCTACCTTTTATAGTTATTATTCTATTAGAAGTATATGGAAATTTTTGTTGTGTATCCACATGCATTGATTCACAATTATAAGTAAATGTATATTGACCATATCCTCCCAAAACCCAAACATTTCCTGAGCCCCAATTAATTGTTGAACCATTGTAAGTACAACTTAAACAAGTGTCTTTAGAGCTACCTTGCAAACCATGGTTATTACCACCCCAATCAAAACTTTGCCTCCCCCCTGCAAATGGGTCAAACGCAATATTTTTAGTATATTTTCTCATATCAGGTAAATTAAAGCTATTCATTGATGCTGCCATTTCCTCACTCTCCTTTCTATATAGGTAATATGTCATTATTTACTGTTGATATAATATTACTATTAATTCCTGCTAATTGTTCTGCTACCTTACTAATTTCTTCATGTATTTTTTTAGATGAATAAGTAGTCATTTCAGACACTCTACCATCATCCACAGTCGCATTAATAAAATGAGTTTCTGCATTTCCATTTATCACATAAACGTTTAATTCTGACCTTGTTTCACTTCTAATTTCTATAGAATTATCATCTATAATTTTAAAGTTTGTAACTACATTTTCTTTTGTAGTAGCATCTATAATATTTACAACTATTCTCTGTGTTAACAAACTATGTGTTACAGTTGATTTGAATCCACTTTCTGCATCCTCAACCCAATCGTCAATTGTTATTGTTTGAGTAGATGCCACATTTGAACCACCTGCGATTAATTGGTCAATTTTAATATTTTGTTTCTCATTTTCTGTGTCAATTCTAGTATTTAACTCTGTTTTAGCAGTTTCTAAATTATTTGTTAATTCTGTTTTAGTTGTATCAATTTTAGAGTCTAGGTCCTGTAAATCTTTTAATGTGGCAAAAATTATAGTTGGGTCAATTTTAAGTTCTATGTTATTTACATTAGATACAACAAAGATAGTTTTTACCTTCATGTCAATTACTGCTCCATCTTCCACTTTAGGTTTATATGCTGACCTATACTTTGATATAGCTAGTAAATTACCTTCGGTATCTAAATAACCTATCTCTCTAACTACAAACCCACCAGCACTAGCAGGTATTAAACTTTCTAAAATTAAGCAATTTGTCATGCTTTCATCAGTCTTGACATTCCCTACTTTACCTTCCCAAACTACATTTTTTAATGCTGTTTGTTCCTCTGTAGGATTATACTCATTTCCTCCACCATCACCTAATTGTATCCTAGCAAAGTCAACTTTTTCCCCTACTATACTTGCATTTGCTATCTTAGCCTTACCTATATCTGTTAATATCGTGTAGTAACTTTTATCTGTAGCCAAACTACCACCTCCTATCTAATAAATTGTAACCTCTTGATATCCAAACCCATTGCCACTAAGTATATTAATCTCTCCTTGTGTTTCAATATCACTAGGTGACCATGGGTAAATTGTAATCTCATGCCCTGTAATAGTGGTTGCTCCAAAGTACACACTATTATCTTTGCTAACTAAAACTCTAGTGTAATCTAGTGTCATGTTGCATGGCTTAATATCACTTACAAAAGAATGAACTTCCTCAAACCAATCTTGATTTCTAGCATCACTTTCTAAATGTATATTATAAGTAGCATTATTTATAGTTAACTCATAATTACCTTCTCCAACTATACTATCTAGCCAATTCCTTAAAAATCTCTCTGAGTAAGGTAATTTACTTATATATTTACTAAAAATCCTAAACCTTCTATCTTCTAAACTCTCATTACTTTTAGGAGTTATAGACATTATCTTTTCCCATCTTTTTATACCACTTATAGTTAGGTCCTCTAAAAACTGGTCATTTGATAGGTCCTTTAATTTATCATGTAATATTTTTATTTCTTTATTTCCTACATTAAATACTTTTATATATTCTTCTTTATCTTGTAGAATTTGTGGTAAGTAATTTATTAGATTAATCTCTTTATCCAACTACCTCACCTCTCACTACTATACTGTTACTATTTATTGTTAGATTAGATTTAACCTCATTTATCATTGTATTTGCAATGTCTAATACTCCATCAATACTAAGTAATCTAGTTTCAATTTGAGATATACGGACTATTAAGTTTTCTTCATCTTCCCAACTCATGTTAAGTTCATTTAAATAGTCGTCTATTGCTTCTTCTGCAATTGATTTTATATTCTCCCAAGTGTAGCCATTTTTGTATGTTATCTCTGCTGATATATTTATAGTTGTACTTGTAACTCCTTCAACTGTGACTCGGTGTCCAATTGGTGCTAATCCAAGACCTTCTCCTTGGTTTTGTAGAGGATCAATTTCTTCTTGAACTAAATTAACTAAATCCTCTGATGGTACTTTGAAATTAGAATTAATTATTACTAACTTAACAGTACCTCCACCGTTCCAAACTGGATATACTTTAACTCCCCCAACGTCAGGCAATTTATTAACTTCATCCTTATAATTCTGTATATTACCACCGAAACTTTGTGAGTTTAAACTATCATAGTATCTTTGTCTTAAACT